GCTGGCGCGGCTCCAGCCCACGCGGCATCCGCTCTTCCCGTGGTTTGATGACGCCACGGCGCTGGCCCACGCGCGCACGGAGGCGGGGCAAGCCACGCTCGCGCACTTCTTTGCCCGGCGCGAGCGCGCCATCCGCGACGCGGTGGCGGACCCGTTCCGCTGCGAGCCGGAGCTGCCGCATTGGAAGGATGCGGACAGCCTGCTCGCCGAGGAGGAGCGCCATCAGCGCGTGCTCTTCCTCATCCTGCTCGGCGGCAACCGCTCGGCCAAGTCGCGCTATGCCGGCAAGCGGCTCATGCAGTCCGCCGTGCAGCACCCCAACTGCAAGCTGCTCTGCCTGGCGGAGAACATCGAGGCCAGCATCGAGACGCAGCAGGCCATCCTCTGGCACTACCTGCCCAACGAGTGGAAGGCGCTCAACGGCAAGCAGTCCAAGAAGTTCTACATCAAGTATTCGACGCACCACGGGTTTAGTGACCAGCTCTTGAGCCTGCCCAACGGCAGCAAGATTCTCTTCAAGAGCTACCAGCAGGAGCCCACGGACTTGGAAGGCCAGATGTTCGGCATCCCGGGGACGACGGTGCCGGCGGTTTGGCCGGACGAGAACCTGAGGGTGAACTGGTGGCTCATGCTCCAGCGCCGGCTGCGCTTCCAGCAGGCCCAGCTTATCTGGAGCTTCACGCCGGTGGCCGGCATGACGCCCACCATCAAGGAGGCCGTGGGCGACGCGCCGGAGACGCTCGTGAGCAAGCCCGCCGAGCTGCTGGCCGACCGCGTGAACGTCCCGGGCTTGCCCGTGGGCCACATGCCCTACATCCAGCGCCCCACCACCAGCCGGGCGCGCGTCATCTTCTTCTGGTCGGAGTTCAACCGCTTTGGCGACGGGCAGCGGACGTTCTACGACGCGGTGAAGGACGACTGCAAGAACCGGAGCAGCGAATACATCGCGCGCATCGCCTATGGCTACACGCGGGACACGGTGGGCCGGCCCTTCCCGAAGTTCGGCGCGTGGAACGTGGTCGCGCCCGAGCACCTGCCCAAGGAAGGCACGGACTACATGTTCACGGACCCCGCGGGTGCGCGCAACTGGGCGGCGCTCTGGCTGCGCGTGACGCCGGACGACAAGTTCTACATCATGGCGGACTGGCCGGACGCCGCGACCTTTGGCGAGTGGGCGGTGCCCAACGTGGACAGCAGCGGGGACAACCTGGGCAAGCTCTACAAGGTCGGCCCGGCGCAGAACTCGCTTGGCTTGGGCACGCAGCAGCTCAAGCGGACGTGGCGGGCCTTCGAGGCGGAGCGCGGCCTTGCGCCCTTTGCGCGGTTCATTGACCCGCGCGCCGGCCGCAACCCGCACGCGGACGCGCACGGCGGGACGTGCCTGATTGACCAGCTCGCGCTCGAAGAGGAGGGCGAGGATGGCAAGGTCATTGAAGGCATGGAGTTCATGCCGGCCAGCGGCACGGACCAGGAGACGCGCATCTCCGAGGTGAACAAGCTGCTGCACTGGGAGGACCAGAAGCCGTTTGATGCCGTGGCCAACTGCCCGCGCCTCTACGTGAGCCGCGAGGCGCAGCAGGTCATCGGTGCACTCACGCACTGGCCGGGACCGGCGGGCGGGGAGAAACATGCGTGGAAGGACTTCGCGGATTTGCTGTGCTACTTGGCGATGAGCAACGTGGAGCACGCGAACACGGAGGAGGACAGGTGCTACAAGTAACATGAACCACAGAGACACGATGAACACAGAGAAAGCCAGCGACACGCCGAGGACGGATGCCGAGCAGGAGCACGTCAACAATGCGTTCAACGACCAGGTTTGCACGGTGCCGGCTCCTGACCCTTACTTTGTGCCTGTGGGCTTCGCCCGCCAGTTGGAGCGGGAGCTGGCCGAGTGGAAAGAGTGCGCGAAAGGGCTGCTCCGCGCGCTGGTGGTCCGGATTGACAGTGGCAACCCTCAAGTGGACGAATGGGAGGGCTTTGCCTTGGCCGAGTTTGGCCGACTGAATGGGGAACCCGCACCGACAACTGAGGTGGACAAACTGAAAGGCACACCACCTTCGCCTTGATTCCCGCGCCCACCTGTGCTTTCCTCCCCGCACTCCTTCCGACGGAGTGGCTGGGTGCTAACTTTGGCACCGAATGACAACTGACACCGCCGCTCCTACGGCAGCTCCCGACGAGCTGCTGCAAACCACGTCCGAACCGGACCTTGACCTCCTGCTCAAGGAATATGAGCAGGCCGGCGGCTACCTGAACAACCAGTGGCGCTACGACCGCAGCGACCGCTCGCGCTTCATGCGCTGGGACGGTCAGGCCCCCGACGGCCGCAAGCACCGCGCCTACGTGGGCGAGGATTGTTTGCCGTGGGAGAACGCCAGCGACACGCGCATCCCGCTGGTGGACGGCATCATCAAGGACTTGGAGTGTGTGCTGTGCGCCGCCGGCAGTCGCGCCCAGGTGAAGGCCATTCCGCAGAACTTCGCGGACGAGGCCAAGGCCGGGCAGGTGACGAAGCTGGTGAACCACTTCCGCCAGCAGCGCCGCCGCGAGCTGATGCGTGAGCGGCAACTCGTGGCCAACTACATGCTGGCCTATGGCGTGGCCGCGTGGCAAATCGGCTGGGAGCGGCAGGTCACTTACCAGCGCACGGAGTTCAGCCTCCAGCAGCTTGCGGAATTCCCCAACGGCGCGGACCTGATGCAGATGGTGCTGGACCCGGCGCTCGAAGACGCGGCGGTGGAGGTTGCGGTGCAGCAGTTCGGCGTGGCCAGCAAGAAGCAGGCGCGCAAGATTGTGCGCTCCCTGCGCAAGCACGGGAAGGCGGAGATTCCCCGGCCCTATGTCACCTACAATGGCCCGGTGTGGAACGCCCGCAAGCTCTGCGAGGACATCTACTGGCCCACCAGCACGACGGATTTGCAGCGCGGCCGGGCCATCTTCATCCGCGACTTCCTCAGTGAGACGGAGCTGCGCGAGAACGTGCTGACGGATGGCTGGGACGAGGAATGGGTGGAGCAGGCGCTGAAGACCAAGGGCAAGATGGTCACTTGGGAGAACGAGATTGGCAACCTCATCCACGAGGGCGATGCGTGGACCGCCGCCAGCCGCACGGACACCAAGGACGACTTGGTGGAGGTTATCTGGGCCTACGTCCGCACGGTGGACAGCGAGGACATCCCCGAGGTGTGCTGCACGGTGTTCTGCCCGAATGCCATCAAGGACAATGGGGTGGAGATTTACGCCAAGCACGGCCCCTGCGGCTACGCGCATGGCAAGTATCCCTTTGTGGAGGTGCAGCAGGAGCGCGTCACGCGCCGGCTGGTGGACTCGCGCGGCGTGCCCGAGGTGGCGGCGACGTGGCAGGATGAGGTGAAGACCCAGAGCGACATGCTCGCCGACCGCACGCAGCTCGAAATCAACCCCACGCTCGTGGTGCCCAACAAGCTCGGCGCGAAGTATCGCATCGGCCCGGGCATCAAGGTGCGCAAGATGTTCAACGAGTCGCTGGACTACCTTGAGCCCCCAAAGGGCAACCCGCAGCTCGCCTTTGAAGTCATCGCCATGGTGCAGCGCCGAGCGGCGGACTACTGGGGCTTGCCGCATCCCGAGGTGCTGCCGGCCAAGTGGCAGGCCCGCTTGCAGCAGGCGGTCGAGAACTTCCTGGCCGCCGAAGAGGAGGTTTGCGTCCAGACCCTTCAACTGGCCCAGCAGTATCTCACCCCCGAAGAGATGCAGCGGATAGGCGGCGGCTTGGAAGGCTTTCCCACCAGCCCGCAGGACATCGCGGGCGAATACGACTTCCAGCTCGTGTTCGATGCGCGGGACCTCGACATGGAGTTCACCTTCAAGAAGCTCGACGCCATCAGCAAGCTCATCATCCCCAACGACCGGGGCGGTGCGGTGGATTACTCCAAGCTCACGGCGATTGCGATGGCGGCGATTGACCCAACGCTCGCGGCCAGCGTGCTGCAAGACCAGCAGGGGGCGGCGGCGAAGACGTTCCAGCAGGTGAACCAGGACGTGGCGCTCATGGCCTTGGGCAACGAGCCGCAATACCCGCAGAACGACCCGACGGCCCAGATGAAGATGCAGTTCCTCCAGACCATCGTGCAGGGAAATCCCAAGTATGTGCAGGCGCTCCAAGGCGGGGACGAGCGGTTCCGCGAGCTGATGGAGAACTACGGGAAGAGCTTGCAGCAGTCCGTGGTGCAGCTCGGGCAGAACGTGACGACGGGCCGGACGGGCGTGAAGCCGGTGGGGGCGGGGTGAGAGGGTAGAGGGTAGAGGGTAGAAGAGAGAAAGGCGAAGGCGTGAGTGAAGAGAAATTTGATACCATCGGCGGCAGCAAATTCGACCGGACCACTTGCCAGTTAAAGGCGTGGGTGGACCCGCAGGACTTTCGGGGTTTGGTCAACCTGAGCATCTTTGGCCGGCCCGGGCCTGACCGCTACGCGGTTCTCGCCGGGGAACTGGTCTTCAAGAGTTATGGACCTGACGACGTGGAGCATGGGGCGTGGCGCGGGCCGGACGCGCGAATGCGTCCCGAGGCGGCGCAACAGCTCATGGATGACCTTTGGAACTGCGGGCTGCGCCCAAGTGCGGGACGCGGCAGTGCCGGCCAGTTGGAGGCGGTGCAGGGCCATCTCCAAGACTTGCAGACGGCCAACGCCAAGCTGCTGGACGCGGTGATTTGCAAACTCACGGGAAAGGCGAAGGCGTGACGGACGAGCAGCAGATTCAAGCGCGGCGGGATGCCATCATGGCGTGGCAGGCACAGCCGGTGGGCAGCCCGGTGGTGAAGGCCATCGAGTTCCTGCTGGACGAACTCATCGAGGGCGTCGCCCAGGACCTGGACGACCCCACCACGCCCGCCGAGGTGAATTCCCGGCTCACCGGCCGGCTGGCGGGCCTTCGCAGCGTGCGCCACACGCTGCGGGAGTGGCGGCAAGTGAGATGGGAGAAAGAAACCACAGAGACAGGAAACCAATGACTGAAGACCAATTAAAAATGATTGACCGCATCGAGCGGCTGGAGCGCGCCTTGGCCATTGCCCTGGACGCGCTGGAGTATTTGGTTCCCGGCTCAACCGACCCGGCGACTGTTCAATTGCAGGCGAATGCCCGCCAGAACGCCATTGGGGTTGCAAAGGACATAGCCACGGCGGCTGCCCCTGGGTTTCAGCCGGGGACAGACGCGCCGGTCAGCCCGCAGGCGATGGCTGTGATTGAAGAGATACACGGGTGCCGCCGTTGGTATTCAGCGCGCGCACTGGCGCAGTGCATGGACCGGCACTTTCTCAACCAATGACTCTCGAAGAATTCAAGATGATGCCGCTGTTCCTGAAGCGGAAGGACGTGCTGGCTGTTACCGGGTGGTCCCCTAAACACCTCTACAAGCTGGTGGCGGCGGGCAAGCTCAAGCCGGTGAAGAGTGCGATGGTGAACACGCATCAGTATTTCAAGCGCAGTGATTTGGAGGCAATGCTGACATGAGCGCCGCCAGCGAGACAGTGAAAGTCACCGTGAAGCATTGTCGGGACTCTGGCAGAAAGAAGTGTCCCCGCTGCTGGCATTGGACGCACACGCTCAACTTCGACGACCTGTGCAACCTGTGTGTTGGCATCCTCCTGGACGACTATCCAAACCATGAGTCGGTGCCCTTCATCTTGGCCAATCTGAAGGAGCGCGGACTGGAGCCGCAAGACAACCCCCGCACGCGGTAGGTTCAGCCTATTCGCGGGTCAAAACGTAGCCAAACGTAGCCAAACGCCGGACTGCCCCTTGGGGACAGTCCGGCGTTGTGCTTTCTGGGGGGTGTTCAGCCAGTCATGCGTTGCTGGTTGAGCCTCGGGAACCCAGCGCAGTGCGGTGCGGATGGTGGACGACACGCCCAGTGGTCGGTGCGATATGCCTAACCAAGCAAAGCCGGACAACGCGACCCCGGCAACCGGAAGCGGCGCGGATGCGGACAGCAATGTGGATAGCGTGGCCAACTTGGC